CTGGGAAACGGTGACCTCGTCATGAATCGGACAGCATTCTTCGACGTGATGCGTGACGAGTTCGGCCCTTTGTCACAGGAGCAGGTGGACGGCACAGAGGCATTGCTTGATGCGGCGGAAGAGTACTCGCTACCGATGAACCAACTCGCGTATGTTCTCTCGACATCGTGGCACGAGACAGCCGCGACGATGATGCCTATTGCGGAATATGGAAAAGGTGAAGGCCATGAATATGGTGAGCCTTGTGAAGAGTACGGCGGTCAGGTTGCGTACGGGCGTGGATATGTACAGCTTACATGGGATTACAATTATGAGAAGGCCGATGCGGAATGCTCACTCAATGGAGCACTATTGTCCGACTTCGACCTTGCTCTCGATCCGGTCGTGGCCTCCAACATTATATTTCGAGGAATGGGTGAAGGATGGTTTACCGGTAAAAAGCTCGGAGACTACGTGAATGAAACGGTCACCGACTATTACAATGCTCGACGTGTTGTTAATGGCACCGACAAAGCGGACCTCCTTGCGGGCTATGCCGAGAGTTTTGAACAGGCTCTACGGGCAGCGAATTACGGGGAACCGGAACCTGTGGAGCCAGAAGTCCCGGAAGGTGGCGTCCCGCCAGAAGAAGGAGAGCATCCGCCAGCGTGGCCGACACCTAAACGAAAGCAGTACGATTACATAGTCAAACGCACCAACGTCGATGACTTCGAAGCGCAGCTCAACGAGCTTGGTGCCTTGGGCTGGCGGCTGGTTCAGATGGGTGGTGACATCATCATCATGGAGCGTGTCAGGCGTTAAGATGGATGGCGGAGTTCGATACAGTACGCGCGGCCTTCTATCTGGTGGCAGTTGTCATCTGCACGATGATGGTTGTTGTTATTGTGTCAATTTTCAGTTGCGCATTCCTGCTTCTTTCTGGCGGGCTTGTGCCCGTGTGTGGGCCGATGCAGGAGTTCGTGAAGGAGCTAATAACGATGTCTTTCACCAGTGCGATTGCCTTCGCGGGGGGGAGACTTTCCGCCCCATACGTTCCTCCCCCGCCGAAACTGCCTGACAAGGAAGTAAAGAAATGAGCTTCACATCGACTACCAACTACGCACTTCAGAAGATCGGGGTTAACACCGAGGTCGATGCGTGGGGAGATGATGTCAACTCCAACATGGACATCATCGATGCGCGCATGAAGCTCAATGCCGACGCCGCTGCAGCAGCATCGACACTGGCAGGCACCAAGGCACCGCTGGCTCACACCCATCCATTCACGGAAATCACGGGCACGGCAACGGCCGCCCAGCTCACCGACAACTCGATTACCAATGCCAAGTTGACCGTGATGGCGATCAACACGCTCAAGGGCACCAATGCCGGCGGGCCGCCGCTCGATCTGACAGGTGCCCAGGTCCAGACCATGTTGGGTATCACTGGCAGCGTGCCAATCCATAGCCACGTCATTGCCGATGTGACTGGTCTCCAGACTGCTTTGGATGCGGCAGTCAAGACAGAGGTGGGGCAGGCCAAGTCTGGTAGCTATACTCTTGTTGCTGGCGATGCTGGCACCATGATCACCTTCAACGCAGCAGCGACTGTGACAGTCAACGCTTCGGTTATGCCTGCTAACTCCAGAGTGGATTTCATAAACCTTGGCTCAGGAGATGTGGTTTTCAGTGGCTCGGCCACCATCAGATCGAGTGGCAGCAAGCTGAAACTGAATGGCCAGTATGCTGGTGGAACGCTGTGGTTCATCTCTGGGTCGGAATGCGTGTTGGTGGGAGACCTTAAGACCTGATGTACGCAACGCTTGGCATGTTTAAGAGTGGAGCTGTAAGTGGTGGCTTTCCAGTCATCGCTAATAGTCTTTTTAACGAGGACGTAAGCTCGCCTTTTACAACAACCATGCCTGCGACTGTCAACGTTGACGATCTATTAATTCTATTTGTACATCGCTGTGCTGGTACAGGCGGGCCTAGCGCCTCTCTTTCTGGCTGGACCTTGCTCGACTCTGCCACCCCCTATGCTATCTATTATAAGTGGGCAGCAGGTACTGAGGATGGAAGCTCTGTAACAATAGGCTCCACAGGGTCTCCAACCCTGTTTTGTACGGTGTTGCGTATAACTGGGGCTGACAGGTCTAAAAACCCTGAAATATCCACGGTTGCATCTGGTAATAATTCAACCCCAGACCCACCGTTTATCAACGCTTCTTGGCCAGATGCCAACAATCTGTTTGTTGCTGTGGTTGGGTCTGACGATAATCTTTCTGTCTCGGCATATCCTTCTGGCTACACCCTATATCAATCCTCCAATGTTGCTACTACAGGAGCGGCGGCTGTTGCGGCCAAGACATCTCTTAGTTCTGCTTCTGAAAACCCGGGTGCCTTTACTTTGTCTGGCGCTAATAATTGGTACGGCTTTACTCTTGCTGTGAAGGGAACCTGATGAGCGGTCAGAACGTCTCAATCCTTGAGCTGCCGCCGGGAGTCTTTCAGGACTCGACCCAGTATGCGGCTGGCAAGAAGTGGTACTCGGCAAATCAGATCCGCTGGGTTAACAACGTCATGATCCCGGTTGGTGGTTGGAAGCGTCTGCTGGATTTCTCAGGCATCTCTGCGACGCCGGTTCGCAAGCTGTTCACTTGGCGCGATGACCTGAAAGCCCCGTGGCTGGCGGCTGGTTCCGAGGGCAAGCTCATCGGTGTCTCCTACATCGATGGCGTGTTTACGCAGTATGACATTACCCCCGCCTCTCTCGCATGGAACCCTGGTGGTGTGGTCGGCTTTGGCCGCCGTGGTTTTGGCACTGGGCCTTTTGGTATAGATGGCAGCGGTTCGGGTGTGGTCTTCGATCAGACAGCTCTTTGGTCGTTGGACAATTTTGGCAAACTCCTGGTTGGAGTTCATTCGCAAGATGGACGGCTGGTATCGTGGGACCCTGTTACTCCTGCTACTGTCAGTGCTGCTGTTACTGGTGCTCCTATTGACAATACTCTGGTCATAGCCACCGAGGAAGAACACCTAATGGTGATGGGTGGCAAGCACAATCCTCGTCGCGTCCAGTGGTGCTCACGCAGAGAGATTAATACTTGGACAGCGGCGGAGGACAACTCTGCTGGTGGCTTCGATCTCAAATCTAATGGCGCGATTGTATCGGCGTGCAAGGTCCAGTCCGGTATTCTCGTCCTGACCGACACTGACGTGCATCTCATTGAGTATGTAGGACCGCCCAATTATTACGGTCGCCGGAAGATTGCTGATGAAGGCGGCATCATTGGCCTCAACTCCATTGCTTCCGTTAGAGGTGATGCTGTTTGGATGGATCATGCCAATCTGTTTTCTTATTCGGGTGGCGCCATCGACAAGGTGCCGTGTACTCTGCACACGGAATTATTCTACAATTCAAATCTTCAGTCGTCCCAGTCTCACACAATTCACATGGGCATAAATGAATTTGCTCAGGAACTGTGGATATTTTATCCGAACCGGGAAAGTGCAACTCCTGATCGCTATGTGGCAATGTCCTATTCAAAAGACACATATTGGACACAGGGCCAAGTGGAGCGCACGGCCTGGACCAATCCAGTGTGGCAGGTGCGGCCGATTGCCTGCAATGATCTGATACTTTACGAACAGGAATCCGGCTCGCTCGCTGACGGCGTCAGCCGTAATGACGAAATCTATGCTGAGACAGGCGCCCTGGAACTATCGACCGAGGACGATCCAGACGGCGGGCGTGTCATGCGGATCGACCGCATCTACCAGGACGCAGGCCTCGAAGGGCCAGGCTTCTCGGTTGGTGATCCTGACGCCTTCACCCTGACTTTCAAGCTCCAGCAGGCACCCGGTGCCCCGGAGCGCATTGTCGGGCCTGTCCGCCTTGCCAATCCCAAGGGCTACACGACGGTAAGGATGAGGGCTAGGCAGGCGATTGTCAGAGTTAATCAGAACAAGGACGTGGTCTGGAAGCTCGGCAAGCTCAGGATGCGGATGAAGCCTGGAGGCATGCGATGACCACTGTCGTTCCGCTGGCCCGTGAGACATATGAACGCCGTGAGGAGCAGATCTTCCGCGACTGGGCGCGGCGCAACCTGATGCAGGTGGAGGCCTCTGTTTATAACGCGGCAACCGCCGCCCAGGCCATTACTGACATCTGGGCTTTCGGCAACCTGCCCGAATATGCCGATGACACGGCGGCCGGTGTGGGAGGGCTCACACAGGGAAAATTCTACCGGACGGCCACAGGCGTCCTGATGGTCAAGCTATGAAGGAGAACCGCAATGGCTAAGGGTGAAGGTGGCGGTGGTCACTATGACGAGCGGCGCCGGGCAGCGTCTGATGCAGCGGTGCTGAAAGCAATCCAGAAGCCACGCGTGACGAAAAAGGCTCCGACAGTTGTCGTCAAGAAAAAGAAGGTGATCCCGTCACGGGTCAAGGTCGAAAGCAACCCCGGCAAGTCTCCGCCAGATC